CGCTAGATAATGATGCCAATGAAAATATTATCAATATGTCATATAAAAAGATCAAAGACATGACACACAATATGCTCAGTGAATTAGAATTAGAAAAAGATATGTTTAAAGATTATTTAACTAAATTAAAACAGTATCGCTACATAGATGAACTCAATGATCTCAAAATAGGAGCATTTATTCGGTGGATACCATTAGCAGATCCAGAAAATATACATTTAACTCAAGGCGGTATCATATGCGATATTAAAATTACAGATAAAGGAATTGCACTAGTATGCAAAAATTTTGCACATAAATATTACCATTTAAATCCAGATGAATTAATGATATTTCAAAAATTGTCAGGGCAAGAGCAGGTGCTTTTAGCAGCGCTAGATTATTTAGAGAAGTAGGGGTGCGAAGTTTCTTTAAGTAGTTTTATTATATCTACTTTTCTGGGTTATTTACTTATTTGAATAGATCTTTTTCGTCGACATGTAAATTTTCCTCTCTTTAAACCCTTCTTTTTAAATATATTACGAGTGCAAACTCCAATAGCTTTAGGCTCAGATTTAATAGCTTTGCCTACTTTTTTAATACAACGGCATAATTTTTCAGACAAGATTTGTTCAGCTTTATGTTTTAAAGTAGAACTATGTTTTGGAATAGGTAAATTGTAATAATTTAAAATAGTTGTATAATCTGATTTATTTAATTTCATGGATGAGGGTGATGCCATAATATAATATATGAATATTTTATGCAACAAAAAATCGTGGTATTTGATGTGGATGAAACATTAGGATATTTTTCTAAATTGGGAAAAATATGGAAAATGATAGAATCCAAAAATCAAAACCAAGATACATTTGATAATCTATTAGATTTATTCCCAGAATTTGTAAGACCACATATGCTAACAATTTTAAAGTATCTCAAACGACAAAAAGAGGACTTTATTTGTAATCAGGTAATGATCTATACAAATAATCAATCTTCTACTGAAAAATGGATACAATATATAAAAATTTATTTTGAAAACAAGTTGAAATATCCATTATTTGATAAAATTATTAGTGCATTTAAAATCAATGGTAAAAAAATAGAATTAGGTAGAACTTCACATAAAAAATCATATACTGATTTAATTACATGTGCCAAATTGCCAGTAAATACACAAATATGTTTTGTAGATGATACTTATTATCCTGGAATGGATGTATCAAATGTAGTTTATGTAAAAGTGAAACAACCTTATATATATGATTTATCAAATGAAATAATTATGAAGCGTTTAAAATTAAAAAATAAAGATGCACTTTTATTTACATATATTGAAAAAGATAAAAAAGAATTTGAATTAGATAAAATTATTAGTAAAAAGATAATGCTATGCTTACAAAATTTTTTAACTAAAGATATATAAATGGTATATTTTCCAAATTCTGGTGACTATAGAGACACTATTGGATTTAATAATTTATTAGAAGGAAATGAAACAAAACATTTAAGTATATTTGATGTACCTAAAGGATATGTTAGTCCAGCGAGAAAAACTAGAAGACAAACAAGAAAATCATCTAGACGTTCTTCGTTTCGAAAAGAAATGGTAAAATATGTAAATAAATCTAGTCATTCTAGAAAATCAAGGAGAAAAATAAAAAAAGAAATTATGCAAATACAACAACGACATAATATTATACCAGCAATACCTAGAAAATCAATTAAACAAATACCAGTATTAACAAAACCAGTATTAACAAAACCAGTAGCAGTAAATACAAAAGTAGCAAATAATTTATTACAACTATTACACCAAAATTTTTTTCATATTATAAAAAATGCAGGAGGTGGTGATTGTTTCTTTCATTCAGTGAGTCAAGCACTTAAATATCAAAATAAAAGATTACACTATGTACCAATAGGACTTCGGAGAATAATTGCAAATGCTACTACTGTGCAAATGTTTAAAGAATATGATATTCAACAATGGCAATTATTTATAGCAAATGACTTGAGAGGAATTACGTATATTAAACAAATATATGGAAATAATTATAATAAAAATATAGTTAAAGAAATAAGAATTGAATTAAATAAACCAGAAAAAATACAAGATAATATAAAAATAAATAGATTAATAGAATCTTTACATGATCTTCAAAAGTATGATAATTTTTATGATTATTTATTATTATCTGAATATTGGGCAGATACATTTGCAATTAATATGTTACGTCAATTATTAAATACACAATTTATTATATTTGATTCGAATAAAAATGAAATTAATTGTATATTAAATTTTGATAATAAAAAACATAAATATGATGGTTATATTTTAATTTGGTGGACTAGTCCAACACATTATGAATTAATTGAATATGCTAATCCAGAAGATAAACAACATAAGAGAGAAGGATATTTTACATTTAATTCATTACCAATGATTATTAAACAACTAATAAATCAATCAGCAATTGAAGAACCTTATTGTAATAATGATATAAGATTTCCTTTAACTAACTAACTAACTAATTTTTAATATTTAATTGTTGTTTAAGAATAACACCTAATGTTCCACTCATCAATAAAAATGTACCTGCAGTAAATGCAATTTTTTTATCTAATTCAGTAAATTCTTTATGTTTTCTAAATGGATTAAACCGATACATTAAAAATAAACTCACATATATTTGTATATAACTATGAATAATAGTGACATATGGTGCAGTATCTACTGTAGTTAATCCTAATAAACTAACTATATACAATATATATGTAATAACTGTTATTGTTATAAATGCATTCATTTGAAATTTGTGAGAAAACATTCTTCTTATATTTATAAGTTATTTTATTGTTATTATTTCTTTAGTAATATTATGTGTAGTAATTTAGAAACAAATATGCAAATTATTGATACTAGTAATGAAAGAATATTTAATAGAAATTTATCATCACAACCTTTACAACCTTACTTGAGTGTTCGACCAGTAATGACTAAATATTCTATACTACCTATTGTTGATCCAAGAGCACCAATTAATGTACCAATGATTCAACAACCTACATATAATTCACACCATGTATTTAATCCAGGAAATACAGTAAGTCCATGGTCAGGTTTTGCAACAAATATAAATTTAGAATCTGAATTAAGAAATCAAGTATATGCTTTACAAAAATGCAGTCAATCAGTATATGTTCCTTCATCTAATAGCGATTTGTATCATTTTCAGTTTAAGTCAAAAGAACATTCTCAAATTCAACAACCATTTCCAAATTTATTTAAAAAGGAACTATATAGTGATTTTAATCCAAATAATGAGCAAATTGCTAAAGGTGCTTTTTATAATCATACTCGACAACAATTAAAAGGTTTATCGGAAAATAATTGTGATTAATTTAATGATAGTATTTATATGGAGCAACCAGAGCAATTCCTCCAGCTTCGCCAAGTGCGGTCTGGATCGGTATCAAGTTCAGGATTGGTTTCGACTTCGAGTTTAGAACAAGAGTTGATTGAACCTGCAATAAAGATAATTACTAAAGAGTTATTATATTCAGAGGAAGAGGAGGAGGAAAAAGAAGAAGAAGAAGAAGATAAAGAAGAAGATAAAGAAGAAAAGGAAGTTATATCATTTGTAAAGAGAGAACAAATATTTGATCCAACTTCTGAAATTACTTTAGAATGTTTAATGAATAAATCAACTTATTTAAAATATATGAAAAATCAAAATATAGAAGAGAATAAAACTAAAACAAATTTAAAAAATCGCAAATTTTATAAAAAAAGAATATATGATTTAACAAAACAATTAATGCATAATGAACCAAGTCCTTCTACTGAAATATCAAAAACATTTGAAAATTATATTAATAGCTGTATAAGACATTTTCAAATATTAGATAAAACTGATATTTTACAAGAAGATTATGTTAATATTATTCAAATGAATTTAACAAATACTAAAATAGAATCTATTGAAGAAGCGAATAAATCAATGATGCGTTTTGTAAAAATGTATGAACCAAACTCTTTGGAAAAAATAGTAAAAAGAACAGTTACAAAAATGGCTGCACCTGATCCAGTTTTACCAAAACAAAAAAATATTAATTTAAAAGATCCTATTTTAAGAAATAAAGGTATTTGTAAAAAGAATAATATATCTAATAAATATGAAGACACGACGGATACAATACCGCCAAAATAACAGGAAAATAAAAAGAAAAACCAGAACAAAATTGAATGGTGGTAAAAAAAGAGGTAAAAAAAATAACAAAATAAGTAGTAAAGGAAAACAAAATAAATCAACTAAAATATCATTTAAAAATTTACAATGTAGTCCAAATCCAGAAAAGAAAAAAGATTATACGTGTTTAGATGATGCAACATTATTAAAATTAAAAGATTTATGGAATGCACGACATCCAGATGTTAAAATTGAAAGTAAAGTTCCAAAAGAAATATGGAGTAAATTAAAAGAATATTTAAAAAGTATTTGCAATAAAGAGTCTTGTTGGTTAAAACAAAATTTTGTTGAAGGAAAATTAGATACAGAATTACGGGATTCTTTTGCTCCTAAATCTCCAGCAGATTGGAAAAAAAACCCAAACGAATGGTTATCTAGTGTTGATATTTTAGATGTAATGAAACAATATGAAAAAGCATATAAATGTTTTGAATTTATGGGACCATCTCCTATAGATTTTGATACAAAAATGATGGGGGATCAGTGTGTTTGGGAAGAATTATGTAAATTTAATTTGCAACAACAAATTGACTCGGGTAAAACTAAAATAGGAATTATTTTTAATACAGATAAGCATACTGGGGGTGGAAAGCATTGGTTTAGTCTATTTATAAATATTAAAAAAGGAGAAATATTCTTTTATGATTCTGCTGGAGATAAACCTGGAAAAGAAATTCAAGCACTTATTGATAGAGTAATAGAACAAGGAAAAAATTTAAATCAATCAATTGCTTTTAAAATGGATAGTAATTATCCAGTAGAACATCAAATGGGAACAACTGAATGTGGAGTATATTCACTTTATTTTATAGTACATATGCTAGAAGATAAATTAACAGGACATTATTTAAAAACGCATAAAATAAAAGATAAATATATGCAAAAGTTTCGCAAAGTATATTTTAATGAAGATTTATAAGTTATAATTTAAACATATATTACTAACTAATAATATATGTTTTTAACAAAAGGTAATGTAGAAACAATATGGGATGTATTACAAGATGAAAAAATACCTAATATGAATCAACAAGTTTTTATTAATAATATAAAATTGTTTGGTGAAAAAGAGAGAAGTTCTGGTTTAACCCTTTATCAAATGAATACAAAATTTATAATGCAATTTAAAGACTTTATGGAAAAACAACATTTACAGCAAAGGGCAATTAAGCAACAACAACAACAACAACAGCATCAATATCAACAACATCCTCAAAATAATAAGCAATCTGATGGTCCAATTAGATTAAATATTCAAGATAGTGAATCAAATTATTCTATTACAGCAGAAGAATTACACGCTGAACGTATTGGTGAATTTGAAAAACAATTGTCTCAAAAACAAAATGAATTTAGCAGTTTAATGATACAAGAAAAACCAGCAGATCTTAATTTCAGTGATGTAAAAGATACTCCAATCGGTTCAGAAATGGAACAATTAATTGCCAATACTATGAAACAAAGGAATTTTGATATTGAACAAATACATAGTCAAAATACAAGCACTCCTACATCTACCAGTTGGTTATCTAGTAAAGACACATCTTTAAAAACTGAAAAGAATATTGAAAAATCAAATAATGATAATAAACATATTTCATGGTCTAATGAATTAACTAGTGAAGAACCACGGATGGAAAGTATTTTTTCAAAATTAAAACAAGTAAAGAATATAAAGGAAAACAATGAAATAAAAGAAGTAAATGAACTAAAAGAAATAAATGATAAATTAGATAAAATAATTAAACATTTCAATATATTATAAGTAAAGTATGTGTGAGTTTAAAATAGGAGATAAGATATATAAAAAAGGAGAGAAACCTGTAAAATTTACTATACTGAAAATAGAAGAAATTATCGGAGGTAATTGGCACGATGGATTTGTTACTGAACATATAGCAGAATTAGACGATGGTACATTTTTCAAATTATGTTATACCTCACATATGAATCAAATATTTATAGTTTATGCATTGAAAGTAGTTTAAGCAGTAAAAGAACCAGTATAAGTATTCAATTTATTAATACACCAGTTTAACCATTTTTTATGATAACTTGAAATATTTATTTTGTTATCATAAATGAATTTCTCTCTTTTTACAAAAATAGGAATATAAATAGGTAAATTAATTTTATCATCTATTTTGTAATGTATATTAGATCCACTTGATTTATTTTTCCTAGTGAAATGATTATTAGAATTGCTTCGCTTATTAGAATTGCTTCGCTTATTAGAATTGCTTCGCTTATTAGAATTGCTTCGCTTAGTCCAACACTTACAACCAGTTTTTGTTTTATATAAATAATGCAAAGAGAGATGACCTCCATTAAAAAATACATAAATATTACCACATTGTTTATCTACAATAATCTTTTTAGCACCTTTAAATAAAGTAGGGGCAGAATTCATTAATTTAGACCAATTATGTATTTTTTTATAATTTGACTTCTCTCTTTTTTTCCTAGATAAAGAACAATTTAAAACATTTACATTTCTTTTATTTGATCGTGTTTGGTTTTTATTTGCAAGTATCATTGCCATATATTTACTTTATATAATCTACTTTTTTAGTTTTCAAATTCAATGTACCAATTAAAGTTGGTTCAAGACCAGGTGTTTGTAAAGCTTGTGCATAACTTTCTAAATCATATATTTCACCGGTATTTTCATCTATTGCTTTATAAGCATATTCTATCTTTTTACTTCCTTCTTTTAATGTTATTTTTTTGGCTTTCCATGTAATTAATTTTTTATTACTTTGACCCACAACACCTGCATTATCCGCAGTAATATTTGGATTAAATGAAAATGAACTACTATCTGGATTTCCAAATGTCAAGCATTTTAATTTCTCTTTTGTATTTCCAACTGAATAAGTAGCACAATCAATTGATGCTTCTTTAATATTCTTTAATAATTGATTACTTATTCTCTCTTTAATTACCGAAATTTCAAATAATGCTTGGTCACTTGTAAATGGTATTTTAGCTTTATCCCTTGAATCAGGCGAAACTAAATATTCCAATTTACTCAAATCTTTTCTTTTTAATTCAATTGATTTATCTGATGCAATCTGCTCGTCAGTAAATTTCATCAAATATATAAATACCTCAACTGTTTGTAGTTCTCTAGGTAATCCTTTATGACTGCAAATACGCCTTGCTCTTCCAATAACTTGTTCAGTTCTGACTGGATGCCAATATGGTTCCATAACATGAACATATCTCGTATTACGCAAATTAATACCTTCTGATCCAGATGCAGTAATCATAAATATTTTAATAATCTCACCTAAATTATTATTTGGTGATATATCCTTCAATTCTTCTACTAAAGCTGGTGAAAGATCTTGTGCCCCTTCCCAATCACCATTATAAATATTACGCACTGCTTCTTTTTCTTCACGAGATTCTGTACCAGTATATAAAGCATAAGTAGGTTTACCTCGGTTTTCTGGCGCAATGTCTAATTCCCATTGTCCTTGTGAATTTTGTTTAATTTTAAATTGAGTAAAACCATTATAATCTAAAACCATTTGAAAAATACCAATACCTTCTAATGTTCTAAATTGACTATATACTAAATGCAGACCAATATGTTGAGGGTCAGTAATATTAGTTAACATTTCCAAATATTTAGGTGAATATTTTTGCAATCCTCTTTC